TATTTTCTTTGTCTATAGTTGCTAGTTTTCCTGTGATAAATCTTGCAGTACCACTAGCAAACTCTAGAGCCATCTTCGATTTGGAAGGGTCAGGGTCATATATAAACTCATCTATGATAAGTTCAGAGTGTTCAGTTAGTCTAACTTGACTGTCATCTAAAAAAGTAATACCCATTCTTCCATTAGAAGTTTGGACATTATCATAACTATTTATATCTAAAGATAAAGAAGCTTTATAATCTTTATCTCTTACTACCCGACCCGACCCTTGTAACTCTGTAATGTTGCCTACGTTAGCAACCGACTGAACTGCCGCCATCATTCTGGATGACACAAACAGTACCACCAGAGCCAGTGCTAAGTATTTTAAGCCAGTCATTATCATTTGTACTCATTTGATTGATAGAAAAATTTCTGTTACTTCCTGTTTGGTCAAGATAGAAGTAACCCCCTGCATAACCTTGACCATCAAAGTTTACAGTGTTTGAATCTCCATCAATATCCATGTAGTTTGTTGCACCATCATAATCTATATCAGCATTAATGATGTTACTATCACCATTAATAATCCAATCTAAATCAGTATTACTTGACATAGAAGCTGTTGCTAAGTCTAGTGTAAATGTATTACTACTTCCTGTAGTTTGAACATTAACATTAGAACCGTCTGCTCCGTATGTGTTAGCAGGGTCTACTTGGATTGTAAAAGCATTACTGCTTCCATCAAAATTAAAGTAGCCTGTAAAGTTATCAGCCCATATATCTCCTAAGAAGGAGTTAGTTGAACCTATTTGATTTACATCTAGTGTCATAGTTGAGCCATCTAAATCTAGAGGGGTCATTGAACCTGCGGAAGATAGTAATCCTCCTATCAAGTTAGCTGAACCCAACTGTTCTAAATCTAAATTAGCTGTAGCACCACTTTGCTCTACATAAATCTCGTTGTCTGCCGCATAAGTTAATGTTGACAATATACTTAACGCAGTTATTATTATTATTTTATTCATATTCCCAATAGCCTCTATCTATTCCTATATGTATTATGTTTAAAACCCCCGACTCTATTGCCTTTTGCAAAGCTATAGAGATACTCTCATTCTCAGCCACACCACCTTCTATCTCTACTAGCTCAGTGCCAGTTTCAATAAAACGAAATATGTCTTGAGAAATACTTGTGGATAAAATACTTTTAGATACTAATGTTTCTGTCAGTACTTCACCAGTTGATACGGATACTAGTCTTAATGATATGGTTACAGTATCTTCCCTATAGGATTTACTATTACCAATGCCAAGATACCTTGCTCCGATACCACCAGATTGCAGATTAGCCTCGTAGCTAATCACGCCCCCTTGAACTAAAAGCCCTGCGAATAACAAAGGCTTTAGTTTATTATCTTCTTCAAACTCTTTACGAGTGCTTCTGATAAGTTGTCTTTCTTTTGTTAGGTCATCTAAACCTACACGTTCTACTACTCTGAAAAATTGACCGTTAGCCGTATGCTTAAAAGCCCTAATAAGAAATGCTTCAGGGGCTTGGGTGACTGCTGTACTAAACAAAGCAAACGTGCTGTTGCTTCTTCGTTGCCCTGTTAAGTCTTTAAAACTATTAGGGTACACAGCTATAGTAGGTTTGTTTTTAGCCGCAGGTAAATTTTTTAATTCTTCTGATTGTAAATCTAGTGTTGATGTCGGTTGTATTTTTTTAGTTAAAAATAAATCGTCATTAGCCTCAAAGACTGCACAACTAGAAAGTAAAAGTACCGATAGGCAAAGTAATAATCGTAGTTTCTCCATTCGCATCCACAATAGTAAGTGTTATATATACACCATCACTGCTATAAGTAATAGTGTTACCCTCTAATTCTATAGTTCCCTCTGAGCTAGGGTTTTCTCCAAATAAATTTTCAACTAACTGCCGTGATAGTTGTGCATAAATTCTAGACTCTAAATTTCTAATGAACCGAGCTAGTGTTGTATTTTCTTTATCTCTTTCTATCTGGTCTTGTAAAGCTTTAAGCTCTGCCTTTAGGCTAAGTTTTCTTGAATGTTCTTGATTCTCAATCGTAAGATAATGTGAGCTTGTGTTGTTACCATTAAAGCTAGGGCTTTTAAATTTAAATACTACTTCATCTGCCAGTGAATTTATTGAAAAAAATACAACAAACAAACACCAAAATAAAATACAGAACCAGCAGTTCCGTATTGTCTTTTCGCTTCTAAATGTTGGTTTTAATTTCATTCTATCCATCCTATTAAAATATTAGTCATAATCAAGCAAGCACAAGCAAGATTAATTAAAAGAATAATAGTACGTATAATTGTAATTTGATTTTCTACAGGTGCTGTATCTTCATCACTAAATGAGCCTAACGCATACTTCCATACTGTCCATAATTTTAACATTGCTAATCTTTTCGCCTATCTTTTTTTTGTGCTTTTGCTATTTCGTCTGTGTCAATTAAATTAGGTACTCCAAGTAAAGTTTTAAGGAGTACATCTTGTTTTAAAGATTGATTGTCTAATGACCTTACTCTATCTATTAACGATACAATAATACCATATTGACTATCAAGTTTTGTTGAAACTCTTTCTTCCATTGTGTCTAAACTTGTTTGAACCTTTTCATCTAATGTATCTAGTTTAGTTTCCATGCCATCAATAATTCTATTAATTAATTTAGACACGAACCAACCTAGACCCATTGCGGCGGCAATAGGAAACCCGACTTCTGTTATAAAGGTTACTGCTTCAGACATTATTCTTTAGGAGTATTTGATGCTCCAAAATAGAAACTAATTACAGCACTAGCTAAACCACCTAAATAACCAAGCACTAAATTAATAAGAGCTTCAGAGTTTTGTTCTGGTGGTTGTAAGGTAACAAGAAATATGTAACCCATGAATCCTCCGACAACAGTTACACCTATAATCCTTGCTGTCCAATCCTTTGAAAACTTTCCACGAGCATCTTGCTTGTCTTCAGTTTCTAATTTAAATACATCTACGTCCAACTCTTTTAACTGGATTTCAAAAGCTTGTTCAGCTTTTTTAAGCTCTAACATCTGTTCAGGCGTAGCTTCTGCTATAGCTTTTTCAATAGCTTTAGGTGTATTAGGTACTCCCAATACATCAGCTATTACATTTCCTGCCATACCACCCATAGGACCGCCTAAAGCAGTCCCTAACGTAGGAGCTACTGCACCTACTAAATTTTTTAATAAATTTTTCATTCACCTACTCCTATTACCATCATTTGTAATTCTCTACTACGTCCACCTACCTGATTAAACCAACGACTGTCTTCCATTTCAACAGCCATTTGATTCCAGTCTCCAGCTTTACAAGCCTTTAACATATTCTTAAACTTTGCAAGTCTTGTGCCACCTAAATTAAAACACATATTAACTAACACATGTTGTATTGGCTCTGGTAATCTATTAAAAGAAGGTACAGTACCATAGATATGTACTGTTTCTCTATAATGTTTATCAAAATCATCTTCGTAATATAGGTCAACTACTTCTTGTTTAACAGGCGTACCTACTTCCCATGTATATTCAGGGTCTTGCGGCTGACAAAGGTGTCCAACACCTAAAGTTTTATAGCCTAAACTATCCTCATATATTTCAAGCACTTCTCCTTCGTGCCTTTTAATTTGTTCTTTACATTCTTGTATATTCATAATCCTAATCCTTCCATTTGAGACTTAAGCTCTCTATCTTCCAAATCTTGTACTGCTTCTGAGGATGCATTAAATGGTAATCCTGTTTGCTTATTAATCATTTCGTCTGGTTCGTCTTTTGCATTAGGTACATTTACTATACCACCTCTTGCATAATTAGCTGTAACAGGTTTAAATTCTTTACTTGTTGATTTACCCCTTGCCGCACTTCTCATTTCTTTACGGATATCAGGAGGTATTAAACCATATCCTGGAACATTAGTAATTAATATTTCTGGTATATTTTTTCTATACAATACAGCATCAATAACATCTTGAGGTAAGGGTCCAGCAAAAGTTTTAAGGAATGATGTAACATCTCCTGCATTTCTATCATATTCACTATCAAATTTTGCCGCATAGTCAAAAGGACCAATACCACCCCATCTACGAACAGCTTCAAATATTATATCACCCTCATCTTTTTTATAACCTGTTTCATAATCTACTAAATTTTGACCATTACTTCTTATAGTATTACCCACATGAGCTACTCCTGTCATTAAAAATAAAGTAGGTAATAATTTTGGTATAGATTGAGATGTATTATTACGTAATTCATTTGAAAATCTTTTAAGTATTGTATTATTAAATACTGTAGGATATCCTGCTAACTGTACTAATAATTGTGCAGAAGGATTAGAAAACCATAATGGTCTGTTAGCTTCCGCAGTACTGGGGTTAAGAATAATTTCTTTTACAAATCTATTAGCTCCTGATGTATATTTTTGATTATAAAAATCTTCTTGTTTACCTTTTGCTTTTGATAAAACAGTATCAAATTCTCCATCTTTTAAAGAACCTTTATACCACGCAACAGCTTCATCAGCATCAATACCTAAGTCACCTAACTGTTTAGTAAGATATTTTTTCTTTCTTTTACTTAAATTACTTTTAGAAAGTTTTTCTGCATTTTGTCTAATTAATCTTTTACCAGTTGTAAAGGATGCAAGTTGTACAGCTTTGGTCCATTGAGTAAGTAAATTAAGTTTAAAAAATGCTTGTTGTCCTAGTTTTGCATATTGATTATGTATACCTTCACCTGCAAGACCTTCAAGTCTTTCTTGTACTGCTTGCTCTAAAGCTAATCCAGTTTGATATAATTCTCCCCAAGCTTCGTCATCTATATCTTTTATACCTTTAACTCTTTGACGTAACACACCTCGTTGAAAACCTTTAACACTTCTATCAACAATACTAAAACCTTCTTTAACTAAAGCCTTTCCAATATCTGATAAAACTCTAGGAGCATCTGATTTACCTGCTCTAGTTAAAAGTAAAAAAGGTTCTGTTATACTTGAAAGTGTAGCAAAAGGAAGATGAGCCATCTGCTGTCTTAATCTTCCCCAACCAGCTAAAGTTCTTAAACTTGCATATTTTTTAAAAGATGATTCTGCAAAAGTTTCAATAC